AAAGAGGAGTCATAGTAGGAAATTTTGATGTACTCCATCCAGGATACATTGCAATGTTTGAGGAATGTAAAAAATACTGTGATAGATTAATAGTATGTTTACATGAAGATCCCTCCCTTGAACGACCGGAAAAACTTAAACCAATTTTACATTGGTCCGATCGTGTAAAAATACTTGATTCACTTAGGCAAGTTGATTATGTATTTCCATATCAAACAGAGGAAGATCTATATGAAGCTTTAATTAAAGGAAACTTTGATGTTCGATTTTTAGGTGATGATTATGTAGGAAAACCATTTACTGGAGACGATTTAGATATTCCTATACAGTATTTAAACAGAGACCATGGATGGTCAACAACAATGTACAAACAATTAATAGCAGATAGTTTAAATAAAAAATAAATTATGAAAAAAATAAAAATTAGCCACGAGGTGCCATTTTGTCTATTGACAAAAAGTAGAGAATTTAACGATTATGATTATTGTTTACCCCATTTAATGGATGAAAACGAAGAATATCGTGTATTTTTTCAAAATTCAAAAAATATAGCACGATACATTGTAATGGACAATTCACTTCATGAACTAGGTGAAGCATACAGCACAGACCGTTTAATGTATTGGGTAAATAAACTGGAACCGAATGAATTTATTGTACCTGATGTTTGGGAAGACTATGCTGCTTCAGTTAGAAATGCAAAACAATGGGCAAACATTCAACTCCCTGAAAATACAACTAAAGTAGCTGTTGTGCAAGCAAAAAGTCTACACGAAGCTAACTTATGTGTTCAAGCATATAAAGATTTAGGATATAAGAAAATTGCATTTTCATATGGTGCTTCATATTACAATGATATTTGTCCACATCCAAATCAAGATTTAGGTAAAGCTATTGGAAGATTTATGGTAATTTCTACTATGTTTAGAGATAAAACAATCGTTAATACAGATCGAATCCATTTACTTGGAACTGCTTCCCCTATTGAATTTGGAATGTATAAAAATATGCCATTTATTGAATCTATTGATACCTCAAATCCAATTATGGCCGCAATTGGTGAAATGCCTTACACTAAAATGGGATTACATTTAAAACCAATGGCCAATATGAACAAACACCAAGATATAAGCAAAGAGTTTGTTAACGAGGATCTTGTAGATTTTAATGTAGAAATGTTTCGTACAATAAATGGACTTTAATTTGGAGTCTATATTTTCTTTTCGTATAATTAATCAAAAATAAAAGTTATGATATATTTAAGTTTATATGAGTATCTAGGAAAAGCCGCAGGCTCGGATTTAGGAAAAGAAGTAGCAGCTGCTGCTTATAAAGCAGGTATTAAAATACAAACAAAAGAAATTACTAACCCAAAATATACAGGTATTGTACATTTATACCCAAAAGATTTCCTTGAATTTTATTTTAGAGAACCAGAATTAAATTTAATAGATGAATTACCTGGAACACTTAATAGAGTTATTGATGAAGATGATTTACCCTTTTAATTATGGATAAATTAACAAAACAGGAATTTGAAAAATTCCGTGAACTGTGGAAAGAAGAATGGTATACTCATTGGAGATTATTAGATATTGATTTTGAATGTTATATGCTAATGAAAGGATTAACTAAACAAGAATATAAAAATTTAAATAGTGAATTATGGCAAAACATAAATTGGATATGAAACATGTAGTAATTAGTCTTAGTGGAGGAATGGACTCCTCAACATTGTTGCTTCGTTGCTTGAAAGAGTACGATACAGTAACAGCAATCTCATTTGACTATGGTCAAAAACATAGAGTTGAGTTAGATAGAGCTCAATCATTAGTAGATTATATTAATTCTACCTATTCTCCTATCCGTTACCGTCAAATCCAACTAAACGGATTATCTGACTTATTAAACTCAGCACTTATAACAGGTGGAGAAGAAGTACCTGAAGGACATTATGCTGAAGAAAATATGAAAGCAACGGTTGTTCCAAACAGAAACAAAATATTTGCTTCAATTATACAAGCAGTTGCACTTTCAATTGCTAATGAAACAGATGAACAATGTGATATTGCAATGGGAATCCATGCAGGCGATCATGCAATTTATCCTGATTGCAGACAAGAATTTAGAGATGCAGATGATCATGCCTTTAGAATGGGTAACTGGGAAGCAGATAAAGTAGGTTACTTTACACCATATCTTGAAGGAGATAAATTTACTATTTTACAAGATGGAGAAATATTATGTAGAGAGTTAGGTTTAGATTTTAATAAAGTATATTCAAGAACAAACACATCTTATAAACCAATATATCATAGCTTCTTATACACAAATGACAAAGATGAAATAATTGAGTGTTCTGATTGGTTCTCTGATTACAAATCAGCAAGTTCCGTGGAGCGTGTAGAGGCTTTTATTAAATTGGGACGAAAAGATCCTGTAGGATATGCTGATGAAACAGGTCCTGTAAGTTGGGAACACGTAGTAAATGAAGTAACAAAAGTTTTAGAAACACACAATAATTAAAATGGCAAAATATACTAGTACAAAATTATTTGATGGATACTCAACAGTATTTCGTCAATGGAAAGCAGAAGATACACATTGCCGTTTTTTACACGGTTATGCTATATCTTTTAGAGTTTGGTTTGAAGGTGAATTAGATCACAGAAATTGGGTATGGGATTTTGGTGGAATGAAAAGATCCAAAACCCAAATTGCAGGAATGTCTCCAAAAGATTATTTTACTTGGCTCCTAGACCATACAACAGTTATAGCTATGGATGACCCACATTTAGAATCATTTAAACAACTTAGTAGCGAGGGACTTATTCAATTAAGAATAATCCCAGCAACTGGATGTGAAAAATTTGCTGAACATCTTTACACAAAAATTAATACATTCTTAAAAGAAGAAACAGAAGGTAGAGTAAAAGCAATAAAAGTAGAAGTTTATGAACACGAAAAAAACAGTGCAAGCTATGGACAATAATTATTATACGACAACCACCACTTTTGGTGACATTAAATTTACATATATTTTAACAAAATAGCGATTTTGACATATTTTTGCCATATGTATAATCATGGATCGCACCAAAATTTACTATTTGCATTATGGAGATAATGTGCCAATTTATGTAGGAAAAACCGTAAGAATTCAAGGCAGAATGGGAGCTCATAGATCTAAATTTGGTCAAAATATAATTTTAGAAGTTGTTGATGATGTATTAACATCCGAATGGAAATTTTGGGAAAGTTATTGGATAGAGCAATTTAAGCAATGGGGTTTTAAGTTAGAAAATAAAAATAATGGTGGAGGTGGAATGACTCATTTTATTTCTTCTCCTGAACGTGGATTAAAAATTAGTATAGCTAACAAAGGAAGAACAATGGCACATAAAGGAAAACCATTTACTGAAGAACATAAACAAAAAATTAAAGCAACCAGAGAATTCTTAAAATCTCGACCAAATACCTGGCAATCCCTCCCAGTAGTCCAATATGATCTGAGTGGAAATTTTATAAGAAACTTTGTTTCCCAAAAAGAAGCTAGTATATTTATGGGAATTAAAGGAGATGGAGTTGGAGCCTGTTGTAGAGGAAAACAAAAATCCGCCTATGGTTATGTATGGAAATTTAAAAACAAAGAAAAAATAAAATAAAATGAAAGAAATACTATATTTTTCAAGTACGTGGTGTGGACCCTGCAAGAATTTTAAACCTATTATGGAAAGCGTAAGTGCTTCTATTCCTGTTCAATTTGTAGACATTGATCAGAACCCAACATTAGCTGCTCAATATAATATTAGAAGCATACCTACTTTAATATTTTTAAAGGATGGACAAGAAGTTAACAAAAAACCTGGAGTTTTAAGTGAATTACAAGTAAAAGAAATATGGAATCAAATTTAGGAAGAATAGAAGATTACAACAAAACATTACCTATACTTGAATTATATAGATGTGTTCAAAGTGAGGGTTCTCGTTTTGGAAGACCCACTATTGCAGTTCGCACAACAGGATGCACACACCGTTGCTACTTTGGAGAAGGCGGGTGGTGCGACAGCTGGTATACAAGTATACACCCAGAAAAAGGAACATTTTGTTTTAACGATATTATTAAAATATATAACGAAAACCCTCATATAAAAGAAATGATGTTAACAGGAGGAAGTCCAACTTTACATCCAAAATTAGTAAACGAATTAACACACTTTGCACATGAAAGAGATATACTCATTACTATTGAAACTGAAGGTAGCCATTTCGTACCTACCGACTATCCTATTGGCCTTATATCTCTCAGTCCAAAGTTTGGTAATTCT